AAAACTTTTTTGCCCAAATATTTCACTATACATTATAAGAGTTATTATGAGACGTCCTAAAAAATCAAAATACAAATCAGTAGTTATAAAAAAGAAAAGATATTACTATTACAAAATTACCTGGATCGATCCGACGGGTGATTCTGGCCACGCGAATGCACACGACTCACTTGGTTTAATTCCATCAACTATGATAACTCACGCATATCTATTTGATAAAGATAAAAAATATGTTTGGACATTTGCATCTTACGAAGAAGGTGATGAGTTATTTTCTGATAGAAATGTATTTCCAAAAGGATGTATAATAAAAATGGAGAAAATAAGTGAAAAATAAAACCTTGACTAAGAATATGCCTAACGTAAAATGGAGCCAACTTCCACCGAGGAAGGGTCCAAACTCACAAGGAGTGCTTTATGGAAATGATAAAAACAGCCGGAAGAAAAATACACGGAGTGTATTGTTGGCTAAACGAAATGACTAATCGGACTCAGGGTCTTGTTTTGATTCTGATGCTTCTGGTTTTGATTTTTTGGGCGTAACATCTTTAATATCTTCATCATACATTTGATCTAATTTATCCTGTAATTCTTCAGGAGATAATTTACTAAGATCTACATTGGCGTTGATATTAACTTGCCTATCAATATATAATCCTCCGACTTGGCCCCGATTCTTTTCGGCGGTCACGGCGGGGGACATTTGTTTTAACATTCTAGACTCATCACGTAATCTTGCCATTTCTTGCAAGTGACTCTGATAATTTACCCCATATTTTTCTTGAGCTTCCTGTCTTAATTCTTTTATGTAGTTGGCTACTAATGGATAAATCTTTGGATTTCTTAATTCTGATGCTGATTGTCTTGGTCTAGTTTTATATCCTGCTTCAAACGCACATTCTCCAGGGCTTTTTCTACCTGCTTCATACACTAAAAGTGTAGCAAATTTCATTTGTTGTTCAGTTAATACTGGAGTTCTAGGCATAGTTGACTTTTATATGATGTACGATTATAAGTCAATAAGTGTACGATTTACCCGGACGATTTACGTACGATGTACGATGAAAGCAGAGTCAAAATTTTGGAAACTAATTAAGAAAAATACACCTAAAATTCAGTGGACTAGACTAGAATCTTGGGCATCCTTTGGTGTGCCAGATCTATTGGGATACAATGATTCTTGTGGTTTTTTTATGGTTGAGTTGAAGGTAGCTAGTGGTAATAAAATTAGCTTTAGTCCTCATCAAAAGTTGTTTCACTTAACTCGTACAAAACGTAACTTTATACTCGTACAGATACCTTCCCTCAAATGTATAAAGTTGTTTAAAAGTAGCTCGATCCCCGGTTTACTGCTTGATCACCGTGAAACGCCTTCCCTCGCAATGAACGATTGGGATCACATTCAGCGCTTGTTGCTCGAGTCCTCCTCGGATGCTTGATCGCTGCTTGCTTGCTCGCTCTCCTGCTTGTTAGCTTGCTCGCTCGCTCGCTTGTTCGCTTGTTCTCTCTCAAACTCTTTTCGCTTCTTGGCCAGCTCTTTGTAATATTTGGGGTGATGCCACATTAGAATCATTCTAAACTAGAATTTTTATTGATCGTTATTTGTACTTCTGGATTGTCCTCCATATCTTCTTTTTTTGGTATCCATACTTTGTTGATTGGTAATAAATATTCAGTTGAATAATCAAAAATATCTACATCAATATCTTGAGGCGCTTTTTTAAGTATTTTAATTAAATCTTTTACTTTCATTTTATCCTTTCTAGTGGGCCAGATAGGCTACATTTTTAACTTTCTTATCCCAACACGCCCGGCAGCTCTTACACTCATTGCCCTGCTTTGGAGCGGGGCAGGTTGCTTTGCTTGGATCAGTCACCACGGTGCTGGTATAGTTCCAGCCCCCCGCGGCTTCCTGATTGACCATTGGCATAGAAAAAATTAATTTTAGATTTGCTGGCGCCCTGTCTTGATACTTAGCCGTCCACGCTTCTCGAGTCGGTAACCAGTGCTGGACATCCGGGGAGCGTCTTGCAACTTCAAAAATTTTTGCTAAGTGTTTAAGATCTTGTATATCTCCGGAATCGTGCCATCTAAAAAATTTTGTTTTTTTAGAATTAATTTGCATTGTCATCGCTTTGACCCATAGCGGGTGGCGTATTGCTTTTAATCTTTTATATTGCGCAGCCTGCACAACTTTAAAAACATAGCAGCCCTTTAAAGCATAGCAGCCGTAACACGTCGAGCCCTTCACCTTTTGCAGCTTGCCCCCGGTCTTGCATTCTTTAGCCGGCAGGCCGTAAGCGTGGCCCGGCATCTTGGAAGGCTTGCTTAAACTTCCTGTAATTTCTTTTGCTTTCTCAATTCTCATAATATCCCATAATAACATTTTTATTTTATTTGTCAAGCTTGTGAGCTCGGGGCCCACCCTCCCCCCCGGCTTGCGAGCTTGCGCTCGCGCCCAGGTTGAAAAGATAAATTGACCAGCAGGGCGGGAGTTACAGTGCACTCTCAGCCCGGTCCCACTGATCCCAGGTCCCTGAGCTGTCCGGAATTAGTACACCCTTCAGGGACCAGGGATCAGTAGACGTCAGTTTAAAACATCTTTCAATTCACCAGAACAATCTGGCCGCCTTTCCTACTGATCCCAGGTCCTATCACTTCCGGCCTTCTAGAATATCCGTGCTTTAATAGGACCAGGGATCAGGCGCGGGGGTACGGGCGCGACCCGGATACCCGCGCTCAACCATTTATGAATTGCGATCCATAAATTCTTTTACTAGTTTTTCTGCTTCTGCTTCCATCTCGCTTTGAGTTTTGGAATAGTAAGCATCACCCTCATCTGGTCCCCAAGTGATCCGGCCCAGATAATATTTTTTTTCTAAGTCTTCGAGGTATTGCTCGTAAAGACCTATTTCAAAATTTTCAATTAGAGGATGACTCATAGTCCTCCACTTGTTTTTTTACTACCCTTTCTAAACCATCCTCAACCAATTCTAATCTTTTATCTAGTTTGGTTAAATCAGCTTCAAGTAAGTCCCAGGCTTTTTCTAACTTTATAACTTTTGTTGCTAGTTCTTTTATATTTTTATCTAATAAGCTAACAACTTCCATTACTTTGCTAGTGCTATTTTGATTAGCTTCAGATAATCCTAAAGCAACTTTGACCGCTTTCATACTATCAAGATGTGTAATAGTATTTATTGTGCTTCTTATTTCTTTTGACATTTTATTTATCCTTTCTTTAATTAAATTATTTATAACATAATATCCCATATCTTGTCAAATAAATAATTAATTTTTTTTCAACCTATGCTTGTGGGCCGGGGGCCCACCCTCCCCTAAAAAAAAATAAAAATAAAGATTGACTTATTTTATTAATAGTGTTATAAAATCCCATAACAGAAAGGATAACAAATGACTAAAATGACAAAATATCAATTAGAGCATTTTGAAAATAAGGTTAATAGATATTTTCAACCTTTGATTGATGAACAACAATTATTAATCAAGCAGTACAGAACTGAAGCGACTAATAATGTTGTTAAAAAACTAGCAAAGAAAATGGGCGCAGATAAAATCTTGGCAAAGATGAAGGAAGCAGAAGATTTTATGAAGGAAGCTCAAAACGACGCTAAAATCTTTTTTGAGAAGCAATCAAAAAAAGAGAAAAAAGATCTAGACTATCGCTTTGACAGGGGCGAGGACAGGTTAAGTTATTCCGATTGTGAGGATCAATTAAGACAATGGGCAAGAGACTTGGTTGACAGGGAAATTGAGAGAAGACCTGAAGGCGCTAAACTCAAAGACCTAAAAGACCTAAAACAAAAGGCAATAGATAATGTTATGGAAAGTGGAACGCCAGATGAACTTAAACAAAGTTTAAATCTGGTTGTTAAAACTATTGGTCTAACTTGGAACGTTGACACCTCCAAGATTAAGGCAATAGCCCAAAGTTAAGGGTTGACTAATGTTATGGGATTTGATATAAAATCCCATAACATAGAAAGGATAAAATATGATTGATAAACTAAACATAGGCCAGAAGTTTATAATTACTTACAGGCCAAATACTCACAATGGTGTTGCAAGGCCAAAGTTAAAAAATGGTAAAGACACTAGACAAATAACGAGACGCGCACAATGGAATGATAAGTGTATTATCAAAAGAGATCAGGATAATAATATTAGATATATTACTTATTATGATTTAGACCAGCAAGGTTATAGATGCGCGGTTGGTAAAGTATGGATAACAAGCGAGGTGGCATAGAATAAATATTAATTAATCCTTGACACAACATATAGGGTATGGGATTTATCCCATACCCTATGCAATAACTACATAGCTCGAGAACTCTGGGCCCACCCACCCCGAGGGGTCCCAAACAATCCTGAGTTGTGCTTGCAAACTATGGGCCCACCCACCCCAAAAGCAAAAGGGGTCCCAACACATACACCTATACAGTTTGTTTTAGACGTAAATCTGTGGTAATTTTAAAACCGAACCAAAACAGAGTTGAAAAAAATTCTGCAAAAAATTTTATGAAACCGAAATATTTAGAGAAGAGTTTTACCCGAACATTATCGTTTGAGCGTCAACAAGAATATGCAAAACTGCATATGCTTAAAAAACAAAAAGAGAAACAAGAAAAAATTAAAAATAGTTTTATGGCCTTTGTTAAAGAAATGTGGCCAGAGTTTATTGAAGGTAGACATCACAAAGAAATCGCCGATAAGTTTGATAAGATTGCACAAGGCAAAATTACAAGATTAATTATTAATATGCCTCCTAGGCATACTAAGTCAGAGTTCGCGTCCTTCCTTCTTCCCTCTTGGATGGTAGGACGTAAGCCTGATCTTAAAATTATACAAACGACCCACACAACAGAACTCGCGCTCCGGTTTGGACGTAAAGCTAAAAACTTAATTGATAGCCCTGAATACCAAAAAATATTCCAGACAAGACTAGACCCCGATTCACAAGCCGCGGGTAAATGGGAGACAGAACAGGGTGGTGAATATTATGCAGCTGGTGTTGGCTCGGCAATCACGGGCCGTGGTGCGGACTTATTGATTATTGATGACCCACACTCGGAACAAGACGCAATGAATCCAGAAGCGCTGGAACGTGCTTACGAATGGTATACATCAGGTCCACGTCAACGTTTACAACCCGGTGGAGCAATTGTTGTAGTTATGACTCGTTGGAGTCTAAAAGATTTAACAGGTGCATTAATTAATTCACAAAAAAATGTCAAAGCAGATAAATGGCATATCATAGAGTTCCCAGCTATTATGCCATCAGGTAAACCTATCTGGCCAGAGTATTGGAAGAAAAAAGAATTAGAAGGTGTAAGAGCTTCATTATCTGTTGGTAAATGGAATGCACAATGGATGCAAAACCCAACATCAGAAGAAGGTAGTATTTTAAAACGTGAATGGTGGAGGCTTTGGGACAAACCATCGATACCACCTTTGCAACATATCATTCAAAGTTATGACACAGCATTTAGTAAAAAGGAGACAGCTGATTATAGTGCGATTACAACGTGGGGAGTTTTCTATCCTAACGAAGACTCACCTGCTAATTTAATATTACTCGATGCTCACAAAGAACGACTAGAGTTTCCTGAACTTCGTAAAGAAGCACTAGAGCAATACAAATATTGGAATCCTGATACCGTTATCATAGAAGCAAAAGCCAGCGGTCAGCCATTAACTTATGAGTTGAGAAAAATTGGGATACCTGTTATAAATTTCACTCCTAGCAAAGGACAGGATAAATTCTCGAGAGTTGCTAGCGTCTCTCCGATGTTTGAGTCTGGAATCATCTGGGCTCCTGACGAGGACTTTGCCGATGAGGTGATTGAAGAGTGTGCATCATTTCCGTACGGGGATCACGACGATTTGGTGGACAGCACAACACAAGCGTTAATGCGTTTTAGACAGGGAGGATTTGTAAACCTACCTGACGATTATAAAGAGGACCCATTACCGCGAACAGATAGGGAATACTACTGATGACATCAGAAGAATACGGCCAATACATAGATGACTTTGAATTAGGCGCAGATGTAATGCCAGGTGAAAGTTTAACAGAATACATAGAACGAAGACGTAGAGAGTTTGATTCAAAAGCGGACGGCGGATCGATTGGCATAGAAGTTTTATTTAAAGAAAAAATGGCCGATGGTGGTAGAGCAGGATTCTTTATGGGCGGTCCGGCATTAACTGGCCAACCTTTAGCTATATATAATTCTATGAACACGTATGGTTTTAGTGATCAAGAAATTGCTGACGCGATTATAGAAGCGGGATATGAGTTACCAAAAAAAGAAACATCAATTTCTACAACACCTATTACTAACACAGCACCGAATATAATTAATCAAGGTGGTGACGGAGGTGGTGGAGGTATAACAGGAATAACTTATAATAGAGACGATGATTTAGGAACATCAGATTATCAAGGAACAGGTCCAGGATTTAAAGAACAGTTTGCAAGAGCCTTTAATGCTCTTAAAAATATTCCAACACCATTTAACATTGCTAGAATGGGTATTGAAAAAGCAATAGACTTTGCAAAACAAAAAGCAGCTGAAAAAAAAGAAAAAGAACTTCAAGATTTTTACAATAGTACTCAAGCAGCAATTACTAGAGATATTGCACGAGATAATAAAGCAGCCGGTACTGGCGGGTATCAATCTAATTTTGCACAAGATAGTGATTTTATGGGTGGTGGAGGTAGAGACAGAGGTAATGATCCAAGTGATGCAGGCGGATCAGACACTATGGGATCATTTAATAGAGGCGGCCTCGCTACGATGTTTACTAGGAGGCGATAATGCCAGCTAAAGATCAAATTGTTACATTAGCAATATTAGAAAAAGAAACTCCTGGAATTACAGAGTTTATTAAAGAAAAATATAACACTACAAATCCTGAACAAACGTGGAAAAGTTTAGGAGCTTTTCAAAGAAGTAATGATAAGAAAAATTTTGAAGTAGCAAAAAGAGGTTTTAAAAAAACAGGACCTAAAGAAGGTCAAATGTTAGGTGAATTTAGAAAAGATGAAAAAGCCATTAAGATTATTAAAGACAACTATGGTAAAATAAAAAACAACAACATAGCTAAACTTGCTTTTCCTAAATTAAAAGCCGTAACCGCTCTTCGAAGAACAGAACAATTAATCAGACAATTAAAACAAGACGGCGAAATAAAACCTATGAAAACTTTTCAATCGTTAGAGGCGATTGAAGAAAGACCTGTTGGTAGACCAGAATTCGAAACAATTAGAAAACAAACTAAAGCCAGATTAAGTAGAGTTAAAAAAGTTTCAGATCTTTATAAAGAAAAACAATTTCAAAAAGCAAAAAAATTTAGTGGTACAGATTTAGCACATAGACTTAGTTTAAGTTTAAATTTTGCGGATGATTATAATGTATCTCAATTAGGTGTTGAAAGACCTGAAATAAATAGATTACTTGTAGCACCAACGGAAAATAAATTAATTGCTATTTATAAAAAACAAAAAAAATTAATTAAAGAAGCAAATAAAAAAGGTTTAACAAAAGATATTTCTAAAAAATTAGAGGCAGAAAATTTAAAAGTTTCTGATTTAGTTTCTAAAACTGATGGAAGATTGCAGGGTATTCATATTGATGAAAAAACTTTAAAAGCAAAACCAGTGGGTATGAACTATGGTTTTTCTATAGACTTTGGTTTATTTGATAAACCTGTTAAAGAATTAACAGAGGCAGAAGTAGAATTCATTAATAAAGTAACTTTACCAGAAGCGGTAAAAGCAGAACAAAAAGTAGATCCAAAAAAAGTTTTAAAAGATTTTGAAGAAAGAGGATTACAAGTTACTAAAGAAGCAAAAGCAAAAATACTAGGTTCTTTTATTGATGATGTAAAATCTATTAAAGGTGGTTGTCAAACTGTTGTTAGAAGAGCGTTAGGAGCAACAGGTGGATTGTTTGCTGAAACTTGTGAAGCAGTTATAAAGGCAGATCCAAAAGCTGCTGCATTAAAATTAAATAATGCAATAACTGCAACCAAAGGACCATTAAAAAAATTAAAAGAAACTTCAAAACAAGTTGCAAATTTAATTGATACAGGTCAAGTTACAACAGCCAGTAATTTACCAAGACCCGACGATGCAAAACTAGCTGATACATTTAAAGAAACAAATTTAAGATGGAACAATGATATTGGTGCATTTGTAACTCCAAACGAAGATGTTGCATCACAAGCCGATCTTAAAAAATATGCAGCCGATAATCCAATGGAAGTTAAAGTTGGTGAGGAGCCAGTCAAAGCTGCAACCAATAAAAGTGTTTTAGCTAACGTTGGTAAAGCTATGGCAAGAGTCGGAGCTCCATTACCAACAGCAGTAATAGATTCTTATTTTATAGGTCAACAAGTCAAAGAAGGCAAAGGGACTGCAGAGATTGCAAGTAATCCACTAAACTGGTTAGGTCTTGCAACTATGGAGCCTTTAACCAAAATCAGTGGTGTAGCAGAAGGCGGCGGTTTGAACAAAGCATTGAGATTAGGATTGAATCCTGCTACAATTAGAGGTATAAGCAGGTTCGCAGGTTTACCGGGACTTGCAGTAAGTACAGCTATGACTGCATATGACCAGTATCAAAAATACAAAGATGGAGAGGGATTCATCTTCAATTTATTAAACCAAAAGGGAACCGAATAGATGCCAATAG